AAACACACCGCTGTTCCATGACGAATTGAGTCCTGAACGTTTTCTTGCGACGTTCCCCAGCAAAGATTGAACAAACGATTATCGAGAGCGTTTCCGTTAAGATGCCGGCACACCATACCATCTAGACGGCTACCAACAAAAGTTTCTAACACGAGTTTGTGAACTGGTTCGGTGCAGATACCGTTCTGAGCAGTGTTATCCCGTAAGTTCACACGGTAGTATCCTTTGTGAAGGCGTTGGGACAGCAATCTTTGGTGTCCACTGCGATACGAATATATGTGACCAGTATCATCGGCATAATATCCATCATGATTGGGAATCGGCTTCATAGTTTCATTCATGTCTGACATCACCACCGGTCGCCACTTTCAGCAGTAATACGAGAGTGGCATGACTTACAAAGAGCCATGAGGTTGCTCTTCTCATTGCCTCCGCCCTTGGAGAGCGGGAGGATGTGGTGTATCTCTTCGGCAGGGGTGAGTGCTCCTTGCTTCTGACACTCTTCACAAAGAGGATGCGACTTGATGTAGCGGTCGCGTATGCGCTTCCAAGCACGGCCGTATCGTTTATTGGAAGCGGGGTCACGTTCGTATTGGTTGTATTGTTTGTCCATTGCTTTTTGATGCTCGGCACAGTATTGCTCGCGTTCAGCAAGCCGACCGCAGCCAGGGTAAGCACAGGGACGCTTGGGTTTGTAGGGCATCGGCTCATCTCCTTTGGGGCATAAGAAAAGCCCTCGCAGGAGAAGTACTCCCGTGAAGGCTTTTTGATAGTTTTCTATACTATCATTATACTGCTTTCACAGCGGACAAACAGTGACATACTGTGCCATCGTGTGCCAACTTTTTTATTGCGGTACTTTCAAGTGCTGTAAAGCTGACGAATGAAGTCTGTGTACAGTACGTATGGACACATTAAGGTTCACACAGATTTCTTCCCAGTTAAGGAAGTTGATGTAGCGATAACGCAACAGTAGCTTTTCGTCAACGTTCTGCATCTGATTAATTGCCTCACGAATATCGCCCTTCAGCTTTACCAAACGGTCAACCTCTTGTTGTATCTGTTTTTCCAGGTCTATAATCTTTCCCACATACCTTACAAAAGGCGGGTCAGTACTCTTTGTTCCACTGATTTTTTCCTCAAACACTGGAGATGAAACACTTCTTGATAACTCCCTTAAATTTTGCAGTTCCTCAAGGTCGGAATTTATCAGTTCATTCAGACGGTATGCCTGTCTTAAAAATTCCTTTGCCATCATCGTCGCACCACCTCCTCCACATTCAGTTTTTTGATTAACATTTCAGGATCAATGGCGGTCAGCATGGAGAATAACCCGGAACGAAAGAAACTCTCAACCTCTCGTTTCGTATACAAGGCTGAATCGGTATGTGGATGTTTCACTAATCTTTTCAGTGCAAACCGGTAATCTTTGACCGCCTGCAGAACAATGGCATTTGCCAGTTTTTCATAAGCATCCATCATACGCTATCCCTCGCTTTCCTTAAGTTTACCTTGACCGCATTGATGAGGTCGGACTGTGTCTTTTCCTTTCGTTTCAAAGCCCTCATGACATCCTCGTCAATTGTGCTTTTTGCAATGATGTGGTGGATTACCACCGTTTCATTTTGACCTTGTCTCCAAAGTCTTGCATTCGTCTGCTGATACAGTTCCAGACTCCAAGTAAGTCCAAACCAAATCAGTGTAGAACCACCACTTTGTAAGTTAAGACCGTGTCCTGCTGATGCCGGATGGATAACCGCCACAGGAATATCTCCGTTGTTCCAATCCTCGATATCCTTGGAAGTCTTAATTTCACGGACTTTGAATTTTGCCTTGATACGCACCAAATCGTGATTATACCAGTAGGCGATGAGGACAGGCTTGCCGTTTGCACCTTCTATTAAATCCTCAAGGGCATCAAGTTTACGGTCATGAATGAAATGGGCATTTTTCTCTTCATCATAGATAGCACCATTT